CCTCAATACAAGGACGCTTAAACAGATAACACAAGCAACTTTCCTTAGGGAATACCAGCGGCGCGGTGTATTGTCCGACAACGTGGACATTGATCTGGAAATAGCGTTGACAAAAAATGAAGAGCCGAATGCATTAGATTTAGTTGATGACGACACAGACATTGATAATGAGGACGAGTAATGTCTGTCAACCAAGTCGTAGCCGATGATTTTATCGCGCATGCCGTGGATCTGGAGAGGTTCACTTCGTCCGAGCAAAAGAAAGTTAGAAAAATACTCAAGACCTTGGAAAGGGATTTAACATACGAAATCCAGGCGACAGAGTTTGACGAAGTAAAAAGAACTGCCTTCAAAATAGCCCGCATGGAGAAGATGTTAATTCAAACCACTGTCACAATTGGAACATCCTACAGGCATGTAAAAAAAGAACAAAAAGCAGCAATGCGTGAGTTAGCCATTGCAGAGGAGCAGATATCCCGGCAGATTGTCAATAAGGCGGTCGGCGTGGATATTATGTCCGTGGCCGTGTCGCCGGAGCAACTACGCCGTGTCGCAGATGATACATTGATTAGTGGCGCACCTTCCAAGACTTGGTGGTCAAGGCAATCAGTAAACCTCAAAAGCAGGTTTACTGACTCCATGCGCCAAGGTGTCTTGATGGGCGACACCACACAAGACTTGGTGCAGCGTGTTAGAGGCACAAGGGCGTTAGGGTTCAAAAATGGCTTAATAAATGCACCGCGCCATCAAGCCGAGGCGCTTGTCAGGACGTCCGTCCAGACGGTGGCCAACCGGGCGCGAGAGGATTCTTTTGCTGCCAATAGTGATGTCATTAAAGGCGTCCAGCAGCTAAGCACTCTTGACACGAAAACAACTAACGTTTGCAAAGCGTATGATCGTAAAGTCTGGAGTCAGACTGTAGCGCCAAACGGTAGCGTAATATACAAGCCAACAGGGCATGGGCTCCCGTGGGTCAACGTTGATCGGCAAGGTGGTAGACATGCAGGGCCACCGCGTCACTGGAACTGTAGGTCAGTCACTAATCCTGTCGTTAAAAGTTGGGAAGAACTCGGTGCTCAAAACATAAAGCAGGAAAACGGACGCTCAGTAAAAGGCGCGGATGCCTTTTTCAGAAAAGCATTAAAAGCACGTGGCAAAACGGATGCTCAGATAAGCCAGGCAATACGCAACGGCAGGGCCTCCATGACGGGCACAGTGTCACAAAAAACAGGTTACGAACAATGGCTCAGGCGCCAGGTCGATGAAGGAAATACTAGCCGAGCGATTGATGCACTTGGAAAAACTCGTTTTAAGCTGTGGGACAGTGGCAAGATTGGCATACAAGACTTAGTGGATCAAAAAGGCCGCGAGTTGACCATTCCAGAAATACTCAAAAAACACAATCTTAACTAATTAAAAGTACCCGCCAGGTGGGCTATTTCTATATCTGAAACAGGGTTGACTTAATATTTTTTTGTTGTATTATGTGATAAAGTACTATAAATTTTAGTTACTAGATTTAGCAAGTAACTAAAATTTTTATGCTAAATTACTTTGTGATGCAAAGTAATTTACTAAACAGGCTACTTTGAGTAGCCGAATAGACGGAGGTCTAGGACCAATGGCAACATTACCATTCAAAATTGAAAAGATTGAGGATTTACCTGAAGCGCTACAAAAAGTAGCAGTAGACAATGAATTGTACAAAGAGGTTAAGGATAAAAAAACAGACGCCGTGTCTTTTGTATTGAATTTAGATGACTCGATGGATGAGAAAACTGCTGGGCTGGTGGCTAATCGCAATGGGTTGCTGACTGATAATGCTCAGTTGAAACAGAAACTAGCAGCAGTAGGCGACCTGGACACCATCGCGCAAGCGAGAGCGGCATTGGAGCTTAAACCGGATCTTGAGGCGAAAATAGCCGAGTCACAAGAACAGCTTAAAAATGCGCTAGATAAAAAGCCGGATGTTGAGGCGATTAAGCGCGATTTACAAGTTCAGTTTGATGGTGACTTAAAAAAAGTCAATGATAATTTTGAACGCATGAAGGCTGCTGCTAAGGGCAGCGCACTTCAGAACGCTATCACGGCAGCATTTGATGAAAACGCTGTCACACCTGTTCCTGGTATACGCAGCATGCTACTGGCTGCTGTACGTGATAACCTGATAGTTGAGGAGCAGATCAGCGGAGATAATATGCTATTTGCACCACGTGTGCGAAACCTGGATAACAATGCCACGGGGCCGTATCGCCTATCCACAAAAGCAAATAGCGATGGCCACATGACGGTGACGGAATTGGTAGCAGAATATAAAGAGAACCCTGATTTCGGGTTTGCATTTTCTGGAACCAAAGCAAATGGCGGCGAGTCCACGAACAGTGGCACGAAGGCCAGAGCAGGGGACATAGGAATAGAATTTAAGGATCAGTTAAAAAATCTTAAGGAAAAAGTAGCTTTTGTCAGTAAACATGGGTCGGAGGCGTTTGAAGCATTGGCAACGAGGCCTCCTTCAGGATAAAGGCTCAAAAATAAACGAGGTAAAGTAAAATGGCGGCAGGTACTGGCGCGGATTTCAAAATCTATGACGACCAATACTACAGTGGAATGACTGAAGTATTGACACAAAATGCTAATGTGTTTAATGCAGCTTCATTGAATACATTGCAAATCATCCCAAAATTAATCAAGGGTGAGTACGAAAAAGTTAGTTTTAACCAATTGGTGTCTGGCCTGGCTGCACGCCGGGATGTGACAAGCGTGTCCACTGTTGCCGATAAGAAAATTGAACAGGATGAAGAGATCGGCGTAAAAGTTAACCGGCGTCTTGGCCCAGTTGCACAAAACGATGATGCCTGGCGCAAAATTGGTGAGACAGATGAAGAGTTAAGCTTTGTGCTTGGTCAGCAATCCGGTGTAGCAATGGCTGCGGATTACACTAACACAATGTTGTTGTCTCTGGTTGCTTGTGGCAAGGGCAATTCTGATATCCTTACTAGTAAAACAAGCACTACTGGTATTACACACAACTATCTGAATGACGCGCTCTCCGTGTTTGGTGATAGAGCTGGAAGAATTATCTCTTGGGTTATGCACTCCAAGCCTTATTTCCAGTTGGTTGATCAGTCTATCACTAACAAGATTACTGACGTGGCAAACATTGCAATTTATAATGGTACTACTGGCACACTCGGTCGTCCTGTTGTTGTTTCTGATTCAAGTTCGCTGTATACCGACACTGGCGGTTCCAACAACGTCCGAACTTACCACATTCTTGGCTTGGTACAGGGCGGTGGTATTGTTAAAGAGAGCGAAAAACAAAAGGCCGTGCTTGCTTCTGTAACTGGTTATGAGAACTTACAAACCAGATTTCAGGGCGAGTATGCATTTAACTTGAACGCTGCTGGTTACAAGTATTCCACTGGCGCAGGGGCTAACCCCAATGATGCTACTATTGGTGCTTCTGGCTCATGGAGCCAAGTAGTTACAGACTTCAAAGATACATTCGGCGTTATGCTCAATGTTACTTTTGGCTCTAGCTAAGTTATAACCATTTAGTACAAAACTAAGTCGGAGAATTGATATGCGAGTTCTAGTATATACGCCTGACGCACCAACCAAAATGCATACTATTGTGCAAGCATTTGTGGCAGGTATGGTGCGTTACGGGCATTCAGCAGCATGGCGGGCTATTGGTCACTACAATGGATACGAGCCAGCTGATTTGGTAATAACAATTGGTGGGCCGGTCATTGCAAAGATAATTCACAAAGATCAATTGTCAACGGGTAAACCTTCTATTTCTATCAGTGATGGGTTTATCAAAGTTCAAAAACTCACCTATTTTGCGATTATGCGTAATGGGTTTGGCGCATACGGTGATCATGTCACTGGGTGTCAACCGGACAGGTGGGACTCGTTTGATACACAGCTTGCGGATTGGCGTAAGGATGCGGATGGTGGCCACATATTGATTGGGCACCAACACGCCAAAACATTCCAGGGCTCTGATAGGCAGGATTGGTTCAATGCCACCGTGGAGTATTTACGCAAAGAATCTGACAGGAAGATTGTGGTACGTGGACACCCGCGAGATACAAATTTCAAGCTGCCAAAAGGCTGCGAAGCTTCAAAGGGATCATTGCACGAAGACTTTAAGAATTGCCATGCAATGGTCACCTATGATTCTAACGTAGTTGTTGATGCACTAATAGCGGGTGTCCCATGTTTTTCTTTTGGGCAAACAATGGGCGATCCGCTTTGCTGCAAAGACATTTCCAAAATAGAGAATATTGAGTTTCCTGATAGGCAGCAGTGGGTCAATGACATAGCATACACTCAATGGACAGTTGAGGAGATGCGAGAGGGCTTGCCCTGGCTGTTTTTGACTAACACAGACCTACCAGAGGGTAAGACTTGTGTTACCCCACCTCTTCCAGAGCAAAGTCAGCCACAAGAGATGGACACCATACCATTGAATATAACAACTGGCCCTGACATTGTAGACCCGGAAACAGTAAAGAGCCCTGACCCGCTTCCTCTATTTAGTACAGGCGCTGGCAATGTTCCGGCGCCGCCTGCTCCAGTAGAAGACGAGTTGACCACAGAGCAGTTATCCACCCAGGTGGACATTACAGATCCAAGCAAGGGCAATGTTAAACAGCTTAGGGCGTGGTTGGACACACATGATATTCCCAACGTTGCAAGAGACAACAAGTCGCATTTAGTGGCCAAAGTTCTTCAAGCCACGGTGGATGTCAAACAATAAAATACTAACAAAGGATAAATATAATGATACCAAATCAAACCAGTGTTGTTGTTAAGCCACCCTCAATCAAGGCTACCCGAATAGGTGCAGCTGGCGGAACAGTTAAGAGCCCTGGCAAAGTTGGCGGCGTCACAGTGAAAATGCCGACGCCAAGAACAGCGGCATAAACAATGGCACTAATTGTTGAAGATGGGGTGGGCAAAAGCACGGCGGACAGTTACATTAGTGTGACTGACTCCGACACGTATGTGACTAAATATCACGGTGCATCGCATGCTTGGATATCTTTGACTACGGCAGTAAAAGAAGTCTTATTGCGCCGTGCTGCATTGTACATGGATGACCACTATCTTCCACGGTGGAAGGGTTATGCCTCTACAGACACACAAGCCCTACAATGGCCACGTTACAATGTTGTGACTGAATCAGGCTGGTGTGTTGATAGTGATGATATACCTGATAACTTACAACGCGCCCAGGTTGAGGCGGGTATACGCTTCAACACGGATGCTACGGCCCCACAGCCAGACTTAGACCGTGGCGGCAAGGTAAAAAGTGAGAAAGTTGATGTTATCACGGTTGTATATATGGATGGTGCGTCAGCTAGGACAATGTACACACAGGTAGACGAATTATTAAACGACTTGCTCCACCCCTACGGTAAAATGGTGCGCGGATAATGGCCATTAACTACGCTGGGTTAGCCAAGACAGCCGGACGCTTGATTACAGACTCCGGCGTGGCTATGACGATGGAGTCTATTGTCGAGGGCGCATTTGACCCGGCTACAGGCGAGCAATCCAGGACAACTACAAGCGTAGAAGTAACGGCGGTTTTGCTCGGTGTTGAAACGACGTGGCTCGATGGGACTCTTGTTCAAACTGGCGATGCAAGAGCGCTTATAAAGGCGAATGATTTAACTACAACACCAAAGCAAGGATTTTATTTAGTAGCACCCACACAGCGTTACTATATTTCAGAGGTTAAGCCTTTGAGTCCAGACGATACGACGGTTTTACTTTATAAGGCGACTTTGACAATAGGTACTGGTAAATGATATCCAACACAGCAAACGTTAAAGCATTTACCAAAGACATTGACAATTTTGCCATGCTTATGGGGCTTACGCCTGAGACTGTTAAAAAGAAAATGGCTTTTGATTTATTAAATAAGATAACATCGTTAACTCCGGTCAAGACAGGCCGGGCGCGTGCATCCTGGGGTATATCAGTTGGGACAGCTTCAACAGAGCCAGGTGAACCACCCACCAAAAAAGGCGAGAAAATACCATTGAGCAGACAACAAAGCCGTATAAACACAAGCGGTGTTGGCACATGGTTTATATACAATAATTTGCCTTACATACAACGTCTTGAAGAAGGCTGGAGCCAACAAGCACCAATAGGCATGGTTGATTTAGCCTTGGCAGACTTAGAGACAGAAATGTTTGAAGCAATGGGGCGGCTATGACCCAAGGATTTAATGATGCAACCAATGCAATAAACAACTATTTTGCTACGCAATGGGCGCTGAGTGCATATACAGCTTACCAAATTACATACAGAAATATTTCTGATACGTATGCTGCGGGAAGCACACCTTGGCTTAGGTTGACCACACTTGAAAATGACGGCAATCAAATCAGCATTGGTGTACTAGGTTGCTTGAGATTTAGCGGTGTTATTTCAGCACAAATATTTGTCCCAGCTGGAACTGGCACGGCTTTACCACACGCAATGGCAGACGCAGCGGCGGACATTTTAAGAAACATGGAAATAGAAGTTGATGACTCTGGCGTAATTCGCAGCCGGACGCCGAAAACAAGAGCCGAAGGCGAAGAATCTGAAGGCTGGTATCAAGTAACTGTGAGTGTCTCTTTTTTCCGGGACACCCGTGGAACGTAGGAGGCTATAATGGCCAAAGCAGAAAGCAATTACGCAGAGCAGCGATTGAGTGAAGAGACTACTTTTGCTGAGACGCCTTCCTCTCCGGCAATGACAATATTTAAGTCAACTGGGGAGTCCATACTTGGCACGCAAGAGACTACAGACACCAACACTATTGAAGGTGATGGTAATGTCTCTAATAATCTTGTTTTATCAGAAAAGGGTGAAGGCGCTTTTAATTTTGAGCTTATCCAGGACATGTATGATTCTCATATTGAGGGCACATTCCGGGATTCCTTCGCAGTCATAGGCGGTCTAGGAATCACATTTGCTTGTGACAGTGCTACACAGAAAATAACGGATAGCGCGGGTAGTTTTTTATCGACTAGTAATTATGCAGTTGGCGCATGGGTTAAGATATCTGGTTTTTATAACTCCGAAAATAATGGACTTTTCCGCATAACTGAAGTTGAGGCTCTGGGTGCGCATATCATAGTTGCTAATGGTGCTGATTCATTAGTGGATGAGATTGCCGGAGAGAGTGTCACTATTGTTGGAAACTATATACGCAATGGCATAACAAACAAAAGTTACCTCTATGAAGGTTATTTTTCTGACATAAGTAAGTTTAAGTATTTCCCTGGTCTAGTGTTCGGCGGAATGTCCTTGAATACAACTTTCCAGCAGATACTAACTGGCTCATTTTCCGTAATGGCGCAGCAAGGCGTGGCTTCGGATACTACCATAAGTGGCAGTACGGTGGCCGCTACTACAAAATCACAAATGACGGCCAGTGCGAATGTCACTAATATTATGCTGGATAATGCGTTGATACCTGATGTGTGCGTCGCAGCACTGAACGTAACCATCGACAATGGACTACGTGATAGAGGGTGCGTAGGCTCTGCCTACTCCGGCG